ACCCCCCTCACGCACGCACGCCCACGCGAGATCACATACATACAGTTTCGCTCAAACGATTCTCAATTTCCCCCAAATAGTACGGACCCCTTTTGGACGAATAAGTTACCAACCTTTTTCGGGCTTAAAAATTTTACAAAAAAAAATTACAAAAAAATAAAATGCAGAGTTAAGGTCAAATACTATTTTATCTTGATTTATCTATTGATTTCAGCATTGGTAGGCGCAAATGCCTGTCAGTCTAGTTAGAGTATTTACTTTAGAGTAGTATTACTTATTACAGTAAAGAGCTATTACTGTAGTTATATATAATATATATATACTATAGGGGGAGATAATTTGGGTAAGTACGATCATATCTTATCTAAGCTTTCAAATGTGCCTGTACATGAACAGGTTGAGCTGTTGAAGGACTTGGAAGCGTTAGAAGAAGCTGAGAGTTTACAGGGTGCGAGAGAGGAGTTTATTCCTTTTGTTAAGCGCATGTGGCCTAGCTTCATTCACGGTCATCATCATGAGGTAATGGCTGATGCTTTTGAACGTGTTGCTAGGGGCGAGTTAAAGCGGTTGATTATCAACATGCCGCCTAGACATACAAAGTCGGAGTTTGCGTCTTATTTATTTCCTGCTTGGTTCTTAGGTCAGTATCCAGAGAAGAAGATAATTCAGACTGCTCACACTGCTGACTTGGCTGTCGGGTTTGGTCGTAAGGTTCGTAACCTTATTCAGAGTGATGACTTTCAGAAGGTGTTTAAGGGCGTTGATTTGTCCAGTGATAGTAAAGCTGCTGGTAGATGGAACACGAACAAACGTGGTGATTATTTTGCTATTGGTGTTGGTGGTGCTGTAACTGGTAAGGGTGCCGATGTATTCGTGGTTGATGATCCTCACAGCGAACAGGATGCTGCACAGGCACAGTACAATCCAGAAGTTTATGACAAGGTTTATGAGTGGTACACCTCTGGCCCTCGTCAGCGTTTACAACCGGGTGGTGCTATAATTATTGTTATGACCCGTTGGGGCAAACGTGATTTGACGGGTCAGATAATGAAGACCCAGATGAACAAGGTTGGTACGAGTGAGTGGGAGGTTATTGAGCTTCCAGCTATTATGCCGTCTGGCTCACCACTGTGGCCTGAGTTTTGGTCAGTAGAAGAGCTTGAGGAGATTAAGGCAGAGATACCTGTGTCCAAGTGGTCTGCACAGTATCAGCAAGACCCGACATCAGAGGAAGGTGCTTTAATTAAGCGCGAGTGGTGGAAGGAGTGGGAGAAGCAAGACCCACCGCCATGTGAGGCTATCATTCAATCTTGGGACACGGCATTCTTAAAGACGCAAAGATCGGACTACAGTGCCTGTACCACATGGGGTATATTCTACCATCCTGATGATGATGGTAAGATGATGCCTAATGTTATTTTACTGGATGGCTACAAAGAGAAGTTAGAGTTTCCTGAACTAAAGATGGCGGCATATGACAAGTACTGGGAGTTTGAGCCTGATCAGTTGGTAGTTGAGAAAAAGGCGTCTGGTGCGCCGTTGATCTTTGAGCTTCGTAACATGGGTCTGCCAGTGACTGAGTTCACGCCATCTAGGGGTCAGGATAAGATTGCTAGGGTTAATTCTATCACTGATCTTTTTGCCAGCGGAATGATCTGGCACCCACCTACAAGATGGGCTGAGGAAATCATTGAGGAGTGTGCGGCATTTCCTGCTGGTGATCACGATGACTACGTTGATAGTACATCACAGGCACTCATGAGATTTAGGCAGGGTGGTTGGATTAGAACCCCGACAGATGATTGGGATGATGAGCCTAAGTACCAACGGCCCGTTAGTTACTACTAGGGCTTTATATTTTACGCCTTTTGGTGTAAAAGTTCAATTGAACCAAAACTGGAGATGACGATATGGCTATTACCAAACCCTTAGACCCTTCTGATGTTGATGTAGCAGAAAATGAAGAAGAGGTTCAGGTCGAGGTTCAGGTTCTTAATCCTGATGCTATATCATTTGAGCAAGATGATGGCAGTGTTGTTATCGACTTTACAGGCGGTATGGATGAGGATGTTGCTGATATCCAGCATGACAGCAACTTAGCTGAATTCATAGAAGAGACCGACCTTGACTCAATGGCATCCGAGTTGGTTTCAGAGTTTGTTGCTGACCGTGAGTCCAGAAAGGATTGGGCTAGGGCCTATGTTAAGGGCTTAGACCTGTTGGGAATGAAGGTTGAAGACCGTCAACAGCCTTGGGCTGGAGCGTCTGGTGTGTTTCACCCAATTATGACTGAAGCAGTGGTTCGTTTTCAGGCACAGGCTATGGGTGAGTTATTCCCAGCCTCTGGGCCAGTAAGGACTAAGATACTTGGCAAGCTCACGCCAGAGAAGTATGAGCAATCTCAGCGCGTAGAGAAAGAACTCAACTACATGCTGACGGAAGAAATGACAGAATACAGAGATGAGACTGAGCAAATGCTGTTCAAGCTCCCTATTGCTGGCTCTGCCTTCAAGAAAGTCTACTATGATCCTATCATGGAGCGTCCTTGCGCCATGTTTGTGCCAGCGGAAGACTTTGTTGCGTCCTACGGTGCCACAGATATGATGGCATGTCCACGTTACACCCACGTTATGAAGAAAACACCTAATGAAATATTAGAACTTCAGGTAAATGGCTTCTATCGTGACGTTGAATTGCCCAGTGCAGAGCCTGATTATTCAGATATACAAGAAAAATACGATGAATTAGACGGTGAAAGCACCGTTATGTCTGATGATGACCGCCATACCATCCTTGAGATGCATGTTAACCTCAATATGCCAGAGGAATTTGATGATCCAGACGGTATAGCCCGACCATACGTCATAACAATTGATAAATCGTCTAGAACAATACTATCAATCAGGGCAAATTGGGAAGAAGATGACAATAAGAAAAAGAAAATACAGCATTTCACTCATTACCGATACCTTCCGGGACTTGGGTTCTACGGTACAGGCCTTATTCACCTCATTGGGGGTCTGGCTAAATCTGCGACTTCAATACTTCGCCAGCTTATTGACGCTGGGACGTTATCGAATCTACCTGCTGGCCTCAAAGCTAGGGGTCTACGCATCAAAGGCGATGATTCACCTCTCATGCCGGGTGAATTTAGGGATGTGGACGTACCGGGTGGCGCAATACGCGACTCAATCACTTTTATCCCGTACAAAGAGCCATCAAGCGTATTATACGCTTTACTTGGAAATGTTGTCGAAGAAGGACGCCGCATTGGATCGGTTGCAGACGTACAAGTAGGCGATATGAATCCTCAGGCACCCGTTGGGACCACATTGGCCTTAATGGAACGCTCTATGAAGGTGATGTCTGGGGTACAGGCCCGTATACATGCATCAATGAAGACAGAGCTTCGCCTATTATCGCGTATTATTCGTGATTATATGCCAGAAGACTACGCATATGAGATGGATGGTGACTTCAGCCGTATTGATGACTTTGATGGGCGTGTGGATGTTATTCCTGTTTCTGACCCTAACGCATCCACTATGGCTCAAAGGGTTATGCAGTACCAAGCTGCGCTACAGTTGGCACAACAGGCACCTCAATTGTATGACATGGGTAAGTTGCATCGTCAGATGTTAGAGGTTCTTGGCATTCAGGACGCTGGTGATATCATTAAGCTACCAGATGACATCAAGCCAATGGACCCAGTGACCGAAAACATGGCTATGCTAAAGCAAGAGCCTGTAAAGGCCTTCATGTATCAAGATCATGAGGCACACATTCAGGTCCACATGGCAGCAATGGAAGACCCTAAGCTACGGCAGATTGTGGGTCAAAGTCCGTTTGCTCCTGCCATACAGGCGGCTATGGCTACGCATGTGACTGAACACGTAGCGATGCAGTACAGAGTTGAGATACAGAAGAACCTTGGCGTTGAAATGCCATCTATGGATACAGACCTTCCTGAAGATGCAGAGGTGGAGCTGTCTCGTTTGACCGCTATGGCGGCAGATAAGCTTCTGAAGAAAGATCAAGCAGAGGCAAAACAAAAAGAAAACCAGCGTCAGCAAAGTGATCCTTTAACACAGATACAACAAAAAGAGCTGGCGATAAAAGAACAGGAATTGAAGCACAAAATAAACTTCGATTCTGGAAAGTTGCAGCTTGAAGCAGCCAAGCTTGAATCTGAAAACAAACGTGTCAGCGCACAGATTGGCCTCAAGGCTGGCATAGAGCTTAGTCAGGCTGAAGCTAAAAATAAAAAAGAGGGCGCAGACCTCAGCTTGGATATAGCAAAAACTTTACTAAACACAGAAATGTCTGAAAGGGATAAATTAGAGAATGGAAGAAACGATCCTAACACTGATAAAAAATGAAATCACAGACCAGATGGATAATATTAGGTCTCATATAATTCATGGGGGTGCATCAGACTATAACAGCTATTGCACTTCCATAGGCTCCTACAAAGCATATTTACACATAATTTCAGAGTTAGACGAGCTGGAGGAAAGATTTTTAGAGAGTTAGTGTTGATAGTTATTTTTTTTTAATCTAACTATCTTCGCATCGTGGTAATCCCACGCAAGGTACTGTGAGCCTAAAGTCACTGCAAGGAAGCAAAAAAATGTACGCAGAAACAGAAGTATCAGAAAAAACTGTTAAAAAACTCCCAATACCTTCAGGCTATAAAGTATTAATAGCAATGCCTCAGATAGAAGATACCACAGAAGGTGGCGTCTTCATGCCAGATGAACTTAAAAACTCTGAAGAAACAGCATCCATTATTGGATTTGTTATGAAAGTTGGTGAATCAGCTTATTCAGACAAAAGTCGTTTCCCAGATGGGCCTTGGTGCAAAGAAGGGGACTTCGTCATTTTTAGATCGTACTCAGGAACCCGTTTTAAAATTCACGGCAAAGAGTTCAGAATCATTAATGATGACACAGTTGAAGCAGTAGTAGATGACCCACGGGGGTATACAAGAGTATGACTAATAAAGCTTTAGACCTTGAGGGTGAAAACGATACAGTGATTTCTGCCCTTGATGACGTAGATTCTATTGAAGTAGAAGTATCAGATGATGATGACTTTGACGCACCAAAGACATCAGAGGATGTTTCTCCTGTAGTTCCTACAGAAGATGAAATAGCTGGTTACAGTGCTGGTGTGCAAAAGCGCATTAAGAAAATGACCTTTGATATAAAAGAAGCCGAAAGGCATAAGGCCGAGGCCATCAAGGTTCGTGAAGAGGCTGTAAACTACGCTAAGAAAATACATGAAGAGAATGAACGACTGAAGAAGACACTGGAACAAGGTGAAGGTGTTATAGTCGATCAGGCCAAGCGCAGAATTATTGCAGATAAGGAACGAGCAAGGGCGGTATGGAAAGAAGCTTATGATCTTGGTGATTCTGATGCCATGATTGCAGCTAATGAAAAGCTAAACGCAATAAACAACGAAGAATATCGCGTAGAGCGCATGAAGCCCCAGCAAAGGCCAGCCTCTGAGTTTAAACTCCAGCAAACTCAAGAAGTGGCAAAAGAGCCAGATCAAAGAACAAAAGAATGGTCTGCTAAAAATGAATGGTTTGGTCCTGATAAAAGAATGACAGGCTTTGCATTTGGCGTTCATGAAGAGCTTGTGATGTCCGGTGTAGCCGCTGGAAGTGACGATTATTATGAAAAAATAGACGAGGCAATGCGTTCTGCATTTCCCAGTAAATTTAATGCTGGAGAAAATAAACGCGATGTTGTAACGTCCAGAAAAACGGGTAACGTGGTTGCCCCTGCCAGCCGTAGCACAAACAAATCACGCACGGTGACATTGTCACCATCTCAAGCTTCCCTCGCTAAGAGGCTTGGTTTATCGAATGAACAATACGCAGCGCAAGCACTCAAGGAGTCAAGAAATGGCTGAATCAAAGAAACCACGCGAAGCTGAAACACGCGAGATGTCTGAACGTGTAAAGCCGTGGACACGACAAAGTATGTTGCCGACCCCCGAACCTAGAGATGGAATTGAGTTCCGCTATGTTCGCACATCTACATTGGGTAATGCAGACAATACTAACGTGTCATCTAGGTTCAGAGAGGGTTACACCCCTGTCTTAGCTTCTGAGCATCCTGAACTTCACATCATGTCTGACATAGATTCTAGGTTCAAAGATAATGTTGAAGTTGGTGGCTTGTTACTGTGTAGCATTCCAACTGAAAAAGCAAACAACCGCGAAGAAGGCCAATTATACACTGCACAAAACCAAATGGAATCAGTGGATAGAAACTTCATGCGCGAATCCGATCCGAGGATGCCTGTGTTAAACCCAGAGCGTTCCTCGCGCACTTCATTTGGCAAGTCCTGACTTGCTTAGAAAGGTTCAATTGAACCAAAATCGTAATAGAAGGAGAGCCTCAAATGGCCCTTACATCTAGCCCATACGGTTTGCGCCCTATTAATGCCATTGGTGGTCGGCCCTTCTCTGGGTCCACACGCCAATTACCCATTACTTCTGGGTTCAACACCGCTATTGCCAACGGCGATATTGTGCAAGTAGCCGCAAACGGCACTATCACAAAAGTCACTGACGTTGGAACAAACGGCGACCCGTTCCCTGCTGGAACTGTCGGCATCTTCCTTGGCTGTTCATACACTGACGCTGTCAGTGGTTTTCGCCAAAACAATCAGTGGCCTGCTGGTCAAGTTGCCGCTGATGCACAAGCTTATATTTGTGATGACCCTAATGCGTTGTTCCAAATTCAAGCTGACGCTGCCGTTGCCCAAACTTTGATGCACAGTAACTTTGCTGTTAATCAGACCGCGCCAGACACAGCCAATGGTAATTCCAGAATATCTCTGGATGTAGCCACTGCTGCCACCACCGCTACAGTAGCTTTTAAGCTTGTAGATTTCGTTAACGCACCAGACTCAACTGTTGGTGACGCATTTACCGATGTGATTGTTAAGTTCAATCCTTCGTCACATGCGTACACTGCTGGTCTTGGCCTGTAAGGAGATAATCAATGGCTATTTCTCGCGCCCAGCTCCTTAAAGAGCTACTTCCGGGTATCAATGCTTTGTTTGGCTTGGAATACGAAAAGTATGACAATGAACATGCTGAAATCTATGAAACTGAATCTTCAGACCGTAGCTTTGAAGAAGAAGTGAAACTGTCAGGTTTTGGCTCTGCCCCCGTTAAAAACGAAGGCAGCGCAATTGCATACGACAACGGTCAGGAATCGTTTACTGCTCGTTACACCCATGAAACTATCGCTATGGGCTTTTCCATTACTGAAGAAGCAATGGAAGATAACCTGTACGATTCGCTTTCTGCTAGGTACACCAAGGCTCTCGCACGGGCTATGGCTTATACCAAGCAAACCAAAGCGGCAGCTTTGCTGAACACAGGCTTCGCCACCTTCAACTCTGGTGATGGCGTCACACTGTTCAACGCAGCGCACCCCACGGTTTCTGGGACCACAAACGCAAACCGCCCAGCGGTTAACGTGGATTTGAATGAAACTTCCCTTGAGCAAGCAGTAATTGATATTGCTGCTTACGTTGATGAACGCGGTCTGTTGATTGCCGCTCGTCCACGGAAGCTCATCATTCCACCTGCGCTTCAGTTTGTTGCAACTCGTTTGCTGGAAACATCTCTGCGTGTCGGTACGGCTGACAACGACATCAACGCGATTAACTCCAATGGGTCCATCCCAGAGGGTTATACTGTCAACCACTATCTGACAGACGCAGATGCGTTCTTCCTTACGACAGACATTCCTAACGGAATGAAGCACTTTGAGCGTACACCAATGACAACGTCTATGGACGGTGACTTTGATACGGGCAATGTTCGCTATAAGGCACGGGAGCGTTACAGCTTCGGTGTATCTGACCCACTTGGTATCTACGGATCACCGGGTGTTTAGGTTCAATTGAACCAAACTGAAGGGGCGCTGGTCAGGTTTCGCACTGCAAAGCGCCCTTTCTTTTTTTTATAATCTATTGTATTGTTATCCTGTCCCTGACAGATGCACTAAGTATCTGACTTAACCCAGACAGGAGATCAACATGGGTACGACTACTTTTTCAGGCCCGATTCGGGCTGGTACTATTAGAACAACAAACGGAACTACCATAGGCACTGATATCGCCAATGTGGGCTATGTTGTAATGTGTCAAGACACAGTGCAGAGCCTAGCGGGTGGTGCGCTTGCGGCGGTGGTTACAGATATCGTCATTCCCGCAAATTCAAAGATCGTTAACTGTATAATTGATCTTGTAGCTGCTGCTAACGCCACAACCAACATTAGTGTTGGGCAAGTTGGTGGTAACGCAAATACAATTATTAATACAGTTGCGTCAGGAACAACGGTAGGCGTTAAAGCTTTAGGTGCTGGTGGTGGTGGAACCCTAGAATGGGGTAATACTGGCACATCAGACATCCGTTTGACTGTAACGTCTTCTGCTGCCACTAACGCAGGTTCTGTTCGCATCACAGTAATGTATGCACAAGCGTTTAATACACCCGTCCTTCCATAAGGAGTAAGTAAATGGCTGGTCAAGAGGTCAGAGCTTACAATTTTGCGGCAAGCGATACTGCTGCTCTTGTAGGCCCATCACGCGGTAGGCTTCAGGGTGTTTTAGTTAACGCTGCTGCGGCTGCGGCTTTTACCATTCGTAGTGGTAGTGCTACGGGCGAGATTATACTTCAGCTAACCCTGCCTGTAGGTTGGAATGACGTATACATCCCCAATGATGGAATACTTGCTGATAATGGTTGTTTTGTCTCTGCTTTCACAGGCACTGGCAATGTAATGACCCTGCTCATAGAGTAAACTATTATGGCGTCAAAAGGTGAAATGCCAAAACGCAACAAAAAGAATTTCCGCTCCACCAAGTCTGGGGCGGGAATGACTAAGGCGGGTGTCGCTGCTTATAGACGTAAAAATCCGGGGTCTAAGTTAAAAACTGCTGTCACAGGTAAAGTTAAAAAAGGTAGCAAGGACGCTAAAAGACGTAAGTCATTCTGCGCCCGTTCTGCTGGACAAATGAAGCAGTTTCCTAAGGCAGCAAAAGACCCGAATAGTCGTTTAAGACAGGCTAGAAAAAGATGGAAATGTTAGGAGATAGATATGGGTATATTTGTAGCCAAAATGGCAGATAAGTTAGAAGACGGCAAACTTGGTGGCATAGGAATGGTTAGCCCATTATTTGGTGCTATAAACTCTCGTCAGAAGAAAAAAAGACAAGCCAAGAACGCTGCTGCTGCTGGTGCCGCTGGTGCCGCTGGTACTTCCAGTGTTGGAAGCGATTATTCTACAAAGGTTATATCGCCCACAATGATGAACGCTGGTGGCGGTGTTTCAAAGTCCGGAAGGGGCGATGGTATCTGTAGAAAAGGCAAGACAAAAGGCCGTATGGTCTAATGAAAGGTCGGGTCAGAGACTACCAGCAAGAGTACAGAACCCAAAAGGCCAGAGGCGAACATTCAGATAGAATGGAACGCCAAAGGGCTAGAAGGAAAATGGACAGCACAAGTGCTGACCTTAATGGCAATGGCAAGGCCGACAAAAGAGAAGGTAAAGACATCAGTCATAAAGTAGCTCTAAGCAAGGGTGGCTCTAATGCAGATGGTGTTACTGTAGAGTCCAGAAGTGCAAACAGAAGTAGAAATTATCAAAGCAAAAGGAAGAAATCTAATGTCAGCCGCAAAGCCTAGCAATCCTGCATTATGGTCTAGAGCCAAATCAGCCGCTAAGAAGAAGTTCGATGTTTATCCTTCCGCTTATGCAAATGCTTGGGCTTCCAAATGGTATAAATCCAAAGGCGGCGGTTGGTCTGGTGGCAATAACAAGGTAGCATCCCGTGGCAAAAGCAAAAGTAAAAGCAAAAAAACCTAGCGCCAAGGGTGGTCTTGGAAAATGGTTTGGCGAAGAATGGAAAGATGTAAAGACAGGAAAGCCTTGCGGAAGATCAAAGGGTGAAAAAAGAAGTTACCCTGCATGTAGACCTAAGAAGGTTGCATCTAAGATAAGCAAGTCTGAAGCGTCTAAGAAAACTGGACCCAAGAGGGTGAAATGGTCTACCACCGCAAGCGGAAAGCGTAGAAAGAAAGCGAAGAAGCCATGACTGTTGTAGTTCCAGACCTAGCAGAGTTATTTGAAGAAGCGTATGAGCGTGTTGGCCTTGAGATGCGTTCTGGTTATGATTTGAAAACCATACGACGTAGTTTAAACATTCTTACATTGGAATGGCAAAACAGGGGTTTAAACTTATTTACCATATCCGCTGGAACATTAGCTCTTACCGCTGGCACTGCGACATATACAATGCCGTCTGACACTATAGACCTCATAGAGCATCAACTGAGAACAGGCACAGGCACCAATCAGGTTGATACGTCCCTTGAGAGGGCCAGTGTAGCTACATACGCGCAGCAGACAAATAAGAACACCACAGGCCGTCCTACGCAGATTTATGTGCAAAGGGAGGCAACTGACACTAAGTTCACTCTATGGCCCGTCCCAGATAGCACAGCGGCCTATACAGTGGCCTATTACAGGCTAGTAGGCATAGATGGCATGTCCTCAGGCATATCAGGGTCTGCTGCTATCCCACCGCGCTTTATACCCGCTCTAGTGGCTGGTCTGGCTTACTACATAGCTCAGAAGAAACCTGAGGCTATGAGCATGGCACCAGCTTTAAAGCAAGAGTATGAATTTCAGTTTCAACTTGCTGCGAATGAAGATACAGAAACAGCATCTATTAAGTTCGTTCCTTTCAACACATTTGTTACTGGGGGCTAAATGGCTTTTGCAAAGGGTAAATACGCATTTGGCTTTTGCGATAAGACAGGGTTTAGATACCCCCTGCATGAGCTAAAAGAAGAATACAGCAACGGCGCACCTACAGGGTTTTTAGTCGGGCCTGATGTGTGGGACGGTGACCAGCCTCAAAACTTTTTAGGTCGGTTGAAAATATTTGATCCGCAATCTTTAAGAAATCCAAGACCAGATAGGCTTGATGACAGTCGCGGAATATTCGGCTTTAATCCTGTCGGTGGTAATATTGAAATGACGGGTAGTGTTGGCTCCGTACAGGCGGTTGAAAACGAAACGGGTAACATATTAGTCGCAGGTGATCAGGCTTCTGGCTTTGTGGGTTCAGTTTTAGTCACTGAACCATCAGCCTCAAGTAGTGTTAATGTTACTGGAGTTGGCGGTACATCAGCAACTGGATCAACTACTGTAACCTCAAACTTCACAAACTACACAGTTACTGTTGCATCAGGAACAAACTCCTATGGTAGTGGAAATAAGTTCTACATAGATGGAAGCGTAAGCCCAACATTAAGCTTGTCTGAGGGAAATATTTACAAGTTTGATCAATCTGCCTCTAGTAATAGTAGCCACCCATTAAGGTTTAGCACTACCGCCAACGGCACACACGGTGGTGGCTCTGAGTATACTACAGGCGTAACTACATCAGGAACGGCTGGACAGTCCGGTGCATATGTCCAGATAACTGTAGCTAACAGCGCACCAACCTTGTATTATTACTGCACAAACCACAGTGGAATGGGCGGTACGGCTAACACACCATAGGAGAATTGGACATGGCTATGAAGAAAAAAGGTTATTCAAGGGGTGGCACTGTCACTAAGAAAAAAGAAGGCGGGTCGCTTACGAAGGCCCAACAGGCCGCAAGGCGTAAGAAACAACTTATAGCTCGTCAAAACTCTATGGTTGAAGCTAGAGAAGGAAAAGCTGGGTCAACCCCATCTGAAAAAAATAAAGCTGCTAAAAAACGCATGAGTGAAATGTTTGGACTGAAAGCTGGCGGTAAAGTAGCTAAGAAGAAGTCTGGTGGTGCTGTCACTAAAAAGATGGGCGGCGGCAAGATGATGAAGAAGGGCTACGCCAAGGGCGGCAAGGTAAAGGCCATGTCTAGAGGTGGTGTCGCTAGAGGTAGCGGTGCAGCTCGTCCTCAAAAGTTTACACGCAACGGGTAGAAAGGTTCAATTGAACCAAAATGGCTTTCTTGCAAGGAAACATACCACACTTTAAATGTTGGATTCGTCGTGAGTATACGGTCAATCATGAGCGTTACCACGGCGAATTCCTTCACGCTATGGCTATAGCTGTCACGACAATGCCTAATAGGTGCCTTAGCTTTCAGGTAATCTTCACAGGCAGTGAGACAGACGATACAGACGATGAGAACGTACACGGCGGGGCTATGTGGGCTAGAATGCCTATAACGGCCCTAGTAGCTGATGAGCCGCTCTCTGAGTGGCCTGAGTGTATGCCCGTACATGACGCCCAGCCTTGGGACTGTCCTTCTCACACGCACTCCGTATACACCTTAGATAGGGCTATGCCTTGTCCTTGGATGGCTAAGGTTTCTGGTGACTTCTTCCCCGCAAAGTATATGTTTACCGTAGACTACACAGGCACTGATGTTGCTGATGACCCAGCGCAGCACAAACAGGCTCATGTATTGCAACTTCTAGATGCTGGCCCTTGGACGGGTAATGTCATTGCCCTACCAAACAATAGGGTAAGGGTTACTCATCCAGCTTGGTTTGAAACAGGGGAAGGCGCACCAGACTTTAAGCCTTCACAGCATATACATTATTCTAAATCTGATTTAGATTACACATTAGATGTCACACAGATATTCGACAACTTATACAATGAGGCTGAGTGATGAACTATACAGAGCTTACAGCAGCGATAAAGAATTACACAGAGAATGAAGAAGCGACATTTGTTTCTTTAATTCCTACGTTCATTCAACAAGCTGAACAACGCATATTCAGGACTGTAACTATACCTGAGGTTAGGGCTAATAGTACTGGAAGCGCAACTCAAGGAAATCAATATTTACAGCGTCCTTCTGATTTTTTAGCCGTAGCTTCTATGGCTATAATTGATCCCACTACAGCGGAGTATAGCTACCTTTTAGACAAGGATGTGAATTTTATAAGAGAAGGCTTCCCTGTATCAGCAACTCAAGGAAAGCCTCTTTATTACGCTCAATTTGATGGTGATAACATAGCAACATCCACTGAAGGCCACTTCATTTTAGGACCTACACCAAATGCAAATTACACTGTTGAGCTTCATTATTACTTTGAGCCGCCGTCCATAGTGACATCACAAACATCTTGGTTGGGTAATAATGCTGACACAGTTCTTTTATATGGATCGTTGGTTGAGGCTTACACGTTTATGAAGGGTGAGGCTGACATAATGAATGACTATAAAGAACGATATGAATCTGCATTAAAGCAGTTATCTCTAATAGACGCATTTAGTAAGAGAGACAGTTACAGGGATGGAGAACCTAGATGAGTTATTTGCCTTTTGATATATCAATGGGAAGTGTTGAGGTTAAAACAACAAATAACCGTGGATTCACGCCTGATGAAGTTTCTGAATTATGCGTTAATAAGTTGATGATTATATCAAGTGACGCTCCACCAGCAATAAGAGATCAGGCTATAGATCATAAAAATCGCATGAGACAGGTAATCACAGCCTATATGAAACAGGCTATTCAAAGCGATAGAACTACTGTATATAATGCAATCAAACAGGCTGGTTATCCTGAACTAGCTGAACACATAAGGAAACTTTAATATGGCTTTTTCTGGAAATGCTCTTTGCACCTCGTTCAAAAAGGAACTTATGATAGGTGTTCATAACTTCACGACTGCAAGTAATGTTTTTAAACTGGCGTTATTTACTAATAGTGCCGTTCCCTC